AGCAAGGCATAAAGCAATAAGCCAAAAGACTGAACTCTAACCTCTCCCTCAACATCTCCCTCGCCATACTTAGTAGTAACAAAAGCCTCCTCGCTATCAGAAATCTTGCCCACTCCAGCTATTGACCTAGCTTTAATCTGCTTGTCATCAAAAGTAAAGCCGACCTTCGGCAACCAATAGGAAGGAGCTACTCCCGCCCCCCTTGATGTTTCCCTGCCTATTCCCAAATCTACCAACCTGCCTATAAATTTTGTCATCTTTTTTCACCTCCTTTCTAACTAATATCAACGCTAATTCTTATTTTTAACCTAATTTCCGCCATTAAAAGCTCATGGTCGGGCAACTCTCCCCAAGTGGACGGAGTGGCAAAAACATTCAAAAATGTATAACCAGAAGGAAGGTTAATCCCGATTGTCCGTGTACTTGCTCCTTTTAAGTCTTCTTTGTCAATTATGTCCAAAATGTCGTCAACAACCTTCTCTAATCTGTTTAGCGCCTCTTGAACTCCTAACTGCTTTGTCTCCTGAAAAACCCTAATTATAAAAGCGTAAACCCTAACATTCTCACTTGTGGTTTCATAATCAGCTTCGTTATCAGAAGGGATAATATAGGCTGAGGGGTAGCCATTAAACTCTAGCTTGGGGTAATTAGCTACCTCGCTGATATTACTAACTCCCTCTAGTAATGTTTTTATTTGTGGTCTAATTGTGTCATAACTCATTTTAACCTCTTAACAACAGCGCTTATTTCCTTTTTAACTTCATTTGTTATAAACTTATCTTTTTTCTGTTCCGCCTTGCTAGCTCCCCACTCCATAAATGGTCTCGCCTTCATATACCTTGTCCCTTCATGGACAAAGACAGCATACTTTGTATGAGGCGCTATTACCGCCCTCAGATTACCAATATCTGTGGCTATGCTTGCCCTCAGTCTTCCCGTATCAACCGGCGTTACTTTTTTACTCTCTCTTTCAATAAGATAAGCAAAGGCAGTAATGCCCCTCTGTAATGCCGCACCAAGTTTGATTAACTTGAAAGCATCGCCCACCTTCTTAAAGCTAGGCGTTACTCTCACGTCAATATTAGGCATTATGTTCCTCCATCAGCACCTCTAGGTGCTGGTTAGTCCCGTAATCCTTTTTTGTAACCTCCCTAACAATATAAACATTTCCATCTCCATCTGTTAACTTATCTCCCTCCTGAATATCATCATCTACATCAAACCATGCCTGCCAAGACCTACCGCTTACAATATCTCCCAACAAAGACCTTGCCTGAGGAGATAGCTCCTGAATAGCACAATCAGCGGTGGCAGTAGCTTGAAAGCTCTGGGTTGAACCGCTATCTCTAAGCCTTCTAACAACAACTTCTTTGTCAAAAAATCTTTTAACATTGCTCATCTAAGTTAGTGATGGGTTTTTAGTTTCAACAACTTCAAGTCTGGCATATTTGTCTAAAATTGATTGAACTAATGGGTCAAGCTCGCCATCCCGATAGGTAACGCTATAGTCTCCTATTCTTTCTGACTTAATGCCCGCCCCGCCTTTTCTTTTGTTAAACTCTTGAACGCATAGCTTCCAACAAGCAAGCTCTAAATCTCCCGCCCCAACATCTGATAAAAATGTATCGCTATTGTCATAATCATAGCCGGCTGTATAAGTAACCCTGTATTTTCTTCTTCCGCCAACAAACTTATATCCGCCCGCCGCCTTAATAATCCCGGCATCATAATCAATATGATAATACTCGCTATCTACTTCCTCCCAATCATCCTCATTTAAAGCACTGGTCCTAACCTCTAGAGTGAAGGCGGCAGTTGAACTGACAGGATAATTTTTTAAAACAATAACCCTGTCGCCATCATTGACAGTATATTCCTCTTTGGAATAAGAAGTCTGTTTAAACCTCCTGCCACAATAATTCTCAATAAAATCGGTAACAGCATTAACCAAAACATCAATAATCGTCTGCTCCACCGAAGTAAGGGAGGATTTTCCCATAAAATCCCTGACGCGGTCTCTAGTAGTCAAGGCATAAGATACAACACTCATTTGGTTTTATACCTCCGGCCCCTTCCGGCAGACAACTGCCTTGTCTTGTATTTTCTTTTTGTTTGCGGACTATACAGCTTGGCATATCCGCCATCTATTAAAGAATGGGCAGTGTTATTAGGGACAAGGGCAACCTCCCCTCTTTTATAAACACCACACCTTTTCAAAAACTTTATTTGTCTCATAATCCCTCCCTGAGGAATAAGAACAATTTAGTTGTTCCCATTCCTGAAGGAGAGATTATCTCCCTCAGGCTAAGACTTCCATTTAAATCCCGGTTGCTTTAGCAAATGGTGTGGTTAAAACAGCCTTACCATCTACTCTTTCAACGGCTTTAATCTCAATCGCATTTCTGCGCCAAGCATCGCCGCCTTCCCGAGTGGTTTCAACGGTAATTTGCTGTCTATCACCAATTATGTAGTATTTCCAATCTCCGAAATACAATTCAGATTGAGGCAAGTCATTCTGTTCGTAGATTGGGTAACCGTAAATTCTATTTGGTTGACCAACTTGAGTTGATTGTTCCCAAATGTAGCGGTTTTGAGAGTCTTTAATAGCTCTCAGTTTCTTAATAACATTTGCGTGAGCCACAAAAGCAGTTCCACGACCTCTGGTTCTTACAGATGACGGTACTAAATAAATCAGGTTTAATAGGTCATCAAAGTTAAAGGTCGCTCCGACTGCGGTAGAGCTTAGAGTCTCTTGAGTAATACCTTTCGGCCTCCCTGTTCCTGAGCCAGTGAAGAAGGCTTTGTCTTCCTCAGCGGCAATCGCCTCAGTAAATAGTTCAACAATGTATTGAACTATATTGATATTGGCATCTGCCACTAATTGGTCAGTAACAGCAATCAAACAAACCAAATCATTAACGCTAAGCTGGACACGGCCAAACTCAGCAGATGAGGTTGTTTTTTGAGCATACTCAGAAGTCCAATAGGCTGTTGGCCTAGCGGCTAAGGTATTCAAATCTAGGGTCTTTGAAGTCATGGGGATAATTCTGGCAATCCTCCTCATCACTGCCAAATCCGGTAAAGTTCTCCAGATTTCGGTAGCAAGGGGAGTGGGGACTAAATATCCGCCTTCAGCAGAAGTTCCCTCATTCAATGCCCTAAATACCTTGTAGGACTCTTCATCTCTATCTTTCATCACTAAAGACTTGAACCAAACAGCAATAGTTTGTTCTTTAGTAAGGTTATCAAGACTGTCAGGATATTTAATAGCCTTTAGACCAGTCTCAGGTGTAAAAAGTTTATGCTTCAGATAATCTTTGTTTTCTTTGGTTTTACTGACCTTTTTAGCTTCCAAAATAGCCTCGGCTATCTTATCGCCAATTTTATCAGCCAGCTTGGTAACTGAAACAGATACTTTTGATACCTTTTTTTCTTCCTTTTTCTCCTCTTTAGCTTTAGAAAGTTCCTCTTTAATAAGTTCTCTTAACTCGTCTTTTTTCATTTTTTTTCACCTCCTTTCTCTTTGACTTTTTTCAAGACAATGTTTGTAGCCATATTTAAAACCTTCAAAACTTTTAATAGCTCTTTTTCTGTAAACTCGCTTTTATCTCTTGCTAAATCTCCCAATGATTTTTTAATCGCATTTAGAGGCTTCTTTTTCGGCCTCGGCTTAAAAGACGATTGACCAATCTCTAATGCTTTAGCATGCCTTTTAAGATGGGGGAGTGCCTTTGGGCCAAATTTGCTTTGGGGTGCTCTAGCCAAAGCATTTCTCAAATGGGGCTTATCAACCGTATCATGTTCTTTGCCTGTCCTAACATTCATCCCGTGATGGGGGAAATGCCTAAGGCTTCTGGGTTTAGTTTTTCCCTCCTCATCTTTCTCTCCGCCCGGTTCAATATAGGCAAAAGCGGCATCAGGGAGCTTGTTTATAAACTTTCTATCCCACTTCGCTTTTTCTACTTTCTTCTTCTCTTTCTCCACCTTTTTCTTTTCCTCTTTTTGATAAACATTCTCTAAAGACTTTATCGGAGTTATGCCTGCCTTTCTTAAAACCACTGCCGCTTCTGGATTTGCTGGTACAGGCACAAATGATAATTCTAAAAGTTCCTGTTCCAAATAAACATTGTCCTCTTTTTCTATTGGCCTAAAACCAACAGAGGTGGTATTGATAAATCCCTCTTTAACTTTGCGGTAAATCTCTTTAGCAAAATTATCTTGAAGGTCAAACTGTATTTTAAACATCAGTTTCTTTTTTCTCACTCCATCAAGCCAGACTTTTAACGCTTTTCCAATCGGGGGTCTTTGCTCTTGTA